CACGAGTGCCTTCCCCAGCAGCCATCAGTGCGTCAGCTTCCTCCGGCGACTCTCTGCGGATCACTTCAATGGGGTTCTCTGCCCGGGCAGCTTCCTCAAAGGGAGCGAGGTGCTCTTCGATGTCCATACCTTTCAGCTCAGCGGCGTCGATGTGAGCCCGTGCTTCGGGAGATAGGGGCCTTGCTTCGATAGCCCGCCGTTCAGCGATCTCGGTCAGCTCATGTACTCCCATGAGCGGGCCGGCGCCCTTGGCCTGCGGCTCGTCGAAGAACGCGGGGCGCTCTTGGCGACGGTCGGGGCCGGAGTCAGGACGTGCGGCCTCTCGGCGATCGTTTCCAGATCGCAGCTCGGTCTGTGCCTGCTCGTCTGCTGTGGCGAACCTGTCATTCACGCGGCGCTCTTTACCTCCACGAGCAGCCCAAGCTCGGGCTTCGTCACGAGCAGACTGTTCGGGTGTCAGGGGACCTTGCATCTTAGCTTTGGTGTAGTCTACAACCCCACCCAGAGCTTCTAGCTTCTGGCGACTGTTGATCGCACCAGTGGTAACGTTGTCTACTTGGTCAGCTATCTCAATGGGGACGCCGTGCTCGGTCATAGCTCCACGGGCTTGCTTGGATCGCTTAATCATCTTCAGTCCACGCCAAACCACGGGGAACGCAAGGCCCAGCCCAATACCTTCAACTCCGTTCTTGATCCGCCCTTCCCAGTTAGAGTCATCCTCTTCGCTGCGTAGGTAGTTAGGGACCAGAGCGTCGAGCTTAGAGTCACGAGGAACTATGTCAGCCAGCCGGCCTTCTTTCGGGTCGAACACGAAAACGTCGGCAACGGAGGCACGGGCCATGTCTCGCCCGTACTTGGCATACTGACCCCCGCCTTGGGTGACCGGGTTGTTGATGAGCTTGTCGAGGATCGACACACCCTTAGCAGTCTTGGAGATAGCCTTGAAGATCACACCAGCGCCCATGAACCCGGCGACGAATTGAGCACCACCGCGGGTGAGGTCGTTGAGGAGTCCTTCTCTACGGGCTACACGAGTCATCTTGCCAAGCGCTGTGTCGTTGACATCCCACTCAGGAGCGCCGGCCAGCTCGGCGAGGTCGTAGAGGCCGTTGATGGTGTTGGCTACGGAGTCTCGTACTCCACCGTTGATGGACATACCGAGGTTTCGGAGAGCGTTCCCTCCGCGTTTAATCTCGTTGCCTGCGGCGTCAACCTCAAGGTCAGGGGACTTGATAGCCTTCATCGCGTCGGAGTCTTCAGCCGGTGCTTCCTCAACCTCATTAGCCTCTTCGGCTACGGCGAACTCTTCGTCGATTCTGTTACGGTCAGCACGAAGCTCTCGCACATTCTTCTTGCGCTCGTCTTCGGTACGGCGATCAGCTTCATCTTGGAGTCGTGTTTTAATTTCCAGGTCAAAATCTTCCGGCATTGGGACTCCTTTTATGCGTACCGCATAAGGTTAATCAGGGATTCGTTGTGAGGGGAGTAGATGTCGATGAAGGACACCTCGTCAACTCCTCCTTCTATCGGGTTGTACGAGTCAGAGCTATCCCGAAGTCTCTTGTATTTCTGGAGCCTGTTGGCTTCAACGTCCAGTTTGTCTTCGATCACGTCGAGCTTGTCTCTGGCCGCTTGCATCGCACGCCACTCGGGAGTCAGAATAGCACCGGAGCGAGCACCAAAGCCGTGAGGCCCGGGCTTGCCGAGGGTTTCGGCCTTTGCATCCTCGTACACTTTCAGGGCTTCTTCGTACTTCTCTTGAATGGGGACCACCACATCCGTTTGTCCCGTAATCAGCGCTTCCCAACGGATTGTACTGTCGGGCTCTCCCCAGCCTTTCAACATTCTTTTGAGTACTTCCTCGGGCTGGTCCAGCTGGGTATTTCGCCTCTTCTCTGCCCCGGCTTCGAAGGATTCGGCAGTCTTCTTGAGTGCCTCGGGGGACTTGTCTTGCTGTGCCATCAAAGCCTCTTTGAAGGGGATGAGCTGCTCGTTGATCTGTTCTACTGTCCCTACGAGGTAACCCATCTCGACAACGAGCTTCTTGGTATCTTCGTAGACCTGAAGAAGAGCCTTGTCTTCTTTTCCTTCGATGATACCAAGTTCTTTCTGTGCGGCAGCGAGCTTTTTCTGTGTGAAAGGGTTTCCGTCCATCGTCTTCTTGAAGGCCGGGTCATTGAGGAGGGCTCTGAGCTGCATGGACTCTTGTTCACCCCACGCGTTGCCGAGCACGGTGGTGAGCAGCGCAGTAGCTTCGGACAAGTGCATGATCTTCGCTTGACCAACGACATCGGTTTCGAGTTCGTTCAGGATGTCAGCAGTCTTGGCGAAACCAATGTCTTCTGCCATCTCATCCCGTAGTTCAACGGAGATGACGCCATCTTGATGCCACTGCTTCGCGGCTTTCTCGATCCATTCGTCGTGGATGTCCTTGTCTGATTGTGTCTCGACCTTGTTGTACATCTTGGTGATACGTGCCATGCGGTCGGACTTGATCTGCTCAAACCTCTTGAGGTCCTCGGGCTCCTTGATGATGCCAGCGTCCATGATCGCAACGATGCGTGAGGACATGGGCTCCAGCTTGGTGTCATCGAGGAGGTCAGTTTCGAGGTCCAGCAAGAACAGACTGGCAATCTCATTGTCGGTGTTGTTCGGGAACGACTCACGCAGGAGGGTGAGCTGCTCTTGGATGTTCACGTCCTGTATCGCTTCTCGCTCTTCAATCGTACCCGCCCCATTGTAGAAGGTGTCAGCTCCTCGGTTGATCGTAGCTGCTCCTGCAACTCTGTGAGCTATGAGCGACTGCTCAGACTCGTACTTCGCAACCGCGTTGCCCATCTTTACACTGTGTTTCATGTAGGTACTGGACATCCCCACGATGAACTCGGGGCTTTCACCCATAGCTTCGAACTCGTCCATCGACTTTGCTTGGTCGGTGAGGTAGTCGCCTTCAGTCTGGTACTCCCCGTTTGCCAGCCGGTCGTCCTCTGCGATACCCAGAATGTTACCAGCTTCTTTGCCGCGCTGAACGTCGTGTGACGCCTTAGCTCTACCAAAGTTGTGAGCGATCGTGAAGTCGGAGTTCGCCTCGAATTCAGCGATGTCAGCATCGAGGTCACCAGTTGTGTCAAGCTGTGCTTTAGCTTGGACAGCGATGTCCCACGCTTCCATTGTCTCGACGTTCTTCTCCTTGGAGACACGAGCGATGGTACCACCTATGTCACCAATCGAAGTAGAGAGCTGCGCTAGGGCTGCGGCGATGTCTGAGCCACCCCGTCCTCCCCGCACCGGGTTCAGCCTCGGTACGCGGACACGTGTGTGTGAAAAGTTCGGGGCTTCAGCCATTGTACGATCTCCTTATACTGAGATGGCGGTGTTGTAGTCTTTGACTCCGCTGCTGATACCCTTAGCCACGCTGCCACCGATCGACAAAGCGAGTGCGGCAGGGCTGGGTTCAACAATCTGGGAGTAACGGTTCTCAAGGTTCATACGGATGTTAGTCCATGCGTCCCGGACATCTCCACGGATAGCAGAGACTTTCACGTCGCTAGCTGTTTGCTGTAGCTGGGCTCCGCGGTCAGCTTCCCGAACCAAAGCCGCAACTTGCACGTCACTCCGGTTCAGTAAACTGTGCGCGACTCCGCGGTCCTTGGCCTGTTGGATCTTTCCTAGCAGACGCTTCTCGGACTCTTGCCTAATAGCACGGCCCGCTTGGTTGGCGACCTGCATGGTTTCAGCTTTAGCCTGAGCGTCCGCAGCCTTCCGCATCCGCTTGTTGTCCTTCTTCTTTTGCACGTACTGTACAGCAGAAGCAGCAACAGCGGCTACGGTCATAATAATGGTAGCGGTGACCGCAAGCATGGGTAGCGAAATGGGGCACACTGTGTGTTACCTCCTAAATGGTTTTCCGAATAATTTGGCAGAACTCTTCCCCGTTGTTTCCATAGACCTCAGGCTTTCCGATGTCAAAGCCGACAGACTTGCACCAGCGCAGGGCTATGTCGTTGTCTACAGACACGTAGTTGTAGCACACGGGGAGGTAGCGTTGGAGCCAGTCCATCCACTCGTGTACTTGGCCTTGCATATCCTGATCGAGTCTCTTTATGTCGTTGCAGGCCAGCATCCAGATGATGCCAACACCGGGCTCGACGTTCATGCCAGTGACAGGGGTGGCACCGAACATAGCGACGGGCTTGCCCCTGCCCATGATGGTAAAGGACTCTGCTTGAGGATCGTCAAGCGCTACAAAGCACTGCTCAGCGGCGCTCGTCTGGCAGGAGACTTGACACTCAAACTCGTCAATCTCTCTGAAGCCTCTGGCCGCGAGGGCTAGCACATGGTCACGGGTGGCGGGTACTACCCAGCCCTTAAACTCTTGACGCCCTGACTGTGTACGTCCCTTCCCACTCCGCCCCGACGAGCGTGAACGGGAGGTGCGACGTGCCTGTGATTTGGATGCGCGCATATTTGCTCTCCATCGCCACATCGAATTTGTGTTCAGAGATGGCTACAGGGTGAGCTGGGCTCACCGTGGATTGACCGATGTACTTGGAGGGGAACTCGTAGACGTACTCCTCGGTATCTTGGAGGGTTTCGTCTGGGTTCACCTCGGAGTTGAGTACCCGGGCTTCGAAGCCGGCACTGGTCCTTACGAGGACCTTGAACCGGCCTATCTGTAGGCGTCCCTGAGTGACAGAGGCACGAGAACGTCCGTCCTCTGTCGGAGCTGTGATGATTGGCTGAGAGAATTCGTAGGTGTGGGTGTAGGTGCGTCCGACAGTAGCAGGTCCATCGGAGTAGTCCCCGAAGGCCCACAGGATCTTGCCGGATTCAAAGGTGAGAGGCACGAGCTGGCCGAGTGTGGTGTGTGCATCATCGGACAGCACAGCTTGGTAGGTGCCGTAGTCGTCAGGGTCCACGTCGTTCACTGAGGTCCAGCGGGTCTTGTTGTCGCCCTCTGTGTACACGCCAGTCAGCTCTTCCTGAGAGTCGAGGTGGACGCGGTAGTCAAGGTCCCCGTCAGTCAGGGTGGCGAGGTTCATCTTCTCTAGGTGGAGGCCATCGTCACGCTCCATGACTAGGTACAGCACTTCCCCAATCCACTCAAGGTACTTGAAGTCGAAGGAGTCATCGAAGGTCCACGTGGACCACGCTTGCTGTACCTTGTCCGACTTGATGAAGAGGAAGGAGTAGACGAACAGCTTGTTGGGCTCGTCCGGTGACTGCACCACCAGCACGTTCTCTTTTGAGGACACACTGAGGTGGTCGATGTTGGCGGGGAGGTAGGTCGGGACGTGGATGGTGGTATCCTCGGCGTCCGGTCCTGCTTCGTTGACAAAGAACTCGGAGACAGAGGACGTTGAGCCCTTGTCCACCGAGTAGTAGATGTTCTTGCCCGCGGGCTGGGGTTTGATCCTCGGAGAGGTAGCGAACGCTGACACCTCCACAACCTGCGCCGACTTGACAGTCAGAGCGTCAGCCCCTCCCTGTATCAGCGCATTCTGCACCGCGCCTTGGCTGGAGAACAGGTAGAGCTTCTCGTCAAAGGGCACGGCGTAGTCAATGAAAGCCACGCGGTTGTTGGTGCTGGCCGCGTCGATGGGGTCAGAGTCGATCACCGCGGTCACAGTGGTGGGCCAGAAGTTGAAGAACTCCCCAGACTCGGACATGACGACGCTCTCTTCGGCGACAAAGCCTAGCCGGTCTTTGTGAAAGAACACGTCCTTGATCCTCTTGCCAATGAAGCTCGGCAGCGGGGCAGAGTCAATGTCACCCTTCTCTCTGGTGGCCCACGTTTGGGGACCGAAGGTAAACTCGTCTGCGTTGTCCGTACCACCACCCACACTGGTCTGAATGAGGACGTGGGGCATGGTGTCTTGGTCAAAGGTGTTGTCCAGTGCGGGGGCCACAGTCTCGACCCACGCTTTCTCCTCTTCCTTGTAGACGACCCAGTAGTTGTTGTCCTCGTTGCCATCCGAGCCGGTGATCTCCGTGGTGAACAGGTCGGGAGCACGCGGGGGTAGGTCGGAGAACTTCTGGATCTGCTCAGCGATGAAGGAGTAGACCTCATCACTGTAGCCCCATGAGGTCACGCCGATGAAGTCGTCATACACGATGGGATCTGAGCCGTCGCCTACGGATTGGTAACCGTGGAGGATAGACTTGCCAAGCGTAAGGAAGGTCCATCGAGGAAAGTTGAGGGACTTGGGGTTACCCAAATAGTCGTTTGCCCCGTCTTGGTCATAGATCTGTGCAATCAGAGCGTCACGGATAACCTCGACTTGCACCGTGGTAGCAACTCCTTGGTTGAAATTGTCATCCCACTCAACCGACCCTAGCGTGTGTTGCCAGTCTTGGTTCTTGTTCGACACACTCTCAAAGAGGTAGACCATAAACTCGTTGACGCGGGGGTCAGTCACGGTCCCCGACATCGCAACGACTGTCTCCTTGTTGGTGATGAACGAGTAGTCAGCAACGGAGGTGATGGCGAAGGCTTGACCTGCTTCAGCCCCGGCGATGGCTAGGTAGTCGAGGTTCACGTCTGACACACCAGAGTCTACCTCAGCTTCCTGTCCGGTCTGGAGGTTGAAGACGCGGATGTCGTTGTCTGAGATCATCACGAGATGCTGGGTGTTCTCATCTCTGTTACGAATGTGCATCTTGTAGCCGGCAGTGGGGAGGGTGTCGTCGTGGAGGATGGTAACGTGCTCTGTGGGTGGGCGGAGTACGGCTCCGTCAGAGGCTTGGGAGAGGAGGTTGTCTTGAGCTTCACATTGGGAGGCTAGGCGGAGAGTCGGAGGCTGTTGGCTCACGCCGTTAGCCACCGAGTCGATAGTCTTCGAGACAAGTTCACCACCAGCGTTGAAAGCTCTTCGTCTAGCCATTATCTATTCCAAACCACCTCAAGAAATTCAGGTGAGTAAGTGATGTTTGTGTCCACGTTCTCGATCTCTTCCTGAACCAACAGGCCCCACGCCTCTTGTGCGTCACGCTCGGTGAACTCAAAGAGGGTAGGTGAACCAACGCTGCGGGTCTGAAAGATGACGCCAGCGCGGCGCGCGATGTACAAGCGTGCTGTCTGCGGGAGGTCATCGAAGGGAAGGAGGCGGATGAAGTCTACAGCCAAGTCATCGGTGTGCCCTGTGGTGGTCTTGGTGTCTGTGTCGTAGAGCACCTTGCCACGCATCACAAAGTTTCGGATGTAGTCTGAGGAGGGGTCCACCTTGATGAAGTCCTGCTCCAGTGTGTACACCCCGTTCGCATCGGGGGTTATCATGTACTCAGTCTCTTCGTTGAACCACCAGCCGCGGGACTGCACGAGTAGGTTGGTTTCATTCAGGGTTGCCATAGCGCGGATCACATCGAGGCGCTGGGAGGAGTCTAGGTTGTTGACCGGACGCTCACCGATTGAGTTGAGCATGAGGTTGACAGCTTCTAGCTCGTAGGTCTGTGTGGGAGCTACCATGTGTGTGTCCTCGCAAAAAGGGATTGACCCCCAACCTACCGACTTCTACGAGAGGCCGGAATAGGGTGGGGGCCAGGGGAATTACACGATGCTTGTATCTTCAATCGAAACGCAGCCTTCGGGGCGCAGGTAGTCCTGGCCGATGGCGTAGCTACCGATCAACAGTGTGCCTTGTCGGCGCACGTCCCAATCGACAGACGTTCGAAGGTCGAGCAGCTTGACGGTAGCGATGGCGCTCTTGTGCCACACCAGAGCCACGCACTCGCGGAAGTCATCACGGAGCACAGACGGAACGTCCGTGTTCGCGGTGTCATTCGCGGTGGGGATGTTGTTGGACTTGAGAACCTGAAGGTCCGCGGCGAACGGCATGGTTGCCGTGGCCTTAGAGCCCTGACCCGCATAGTCACGGTGAATGAACTCACCGTCTTCAAGCAGGAGGTACCACGCCAAGGGGAGCATGGCGGAGTAGCGCTCGCTGACGGGAATGTTCTTCTCGTCAAGAGTCTCGGCCGCATCATAGATCGCAGCCTTCATCACCGAAGCCGTGGTGGACAGAGAGGCCGACTGAATCGCCGTGCCATCATTGTCGCCAGAGTCGTCGATGAGGTGAGAAGCTGCCGCTCCTGTGAACACTGCGCGGAAAGAGTTACGGTCCTTCGCGTTGGCGAGGGCCTCACCGATCTGGTGAGCGTAAGCGGCTTTCACTTCGTAGTGATTCATAGCGTCATCCAGCACGTCCACGAACGCATCACTGTAGAGGAGATCCTCAATCGAAATGGTCTTGGCATTGTGCTCGATCTTCTGGCCCACGATCTCGGCGCCCGGCGTATGCGAGGCGGCGACCGTGCTCCAGATCAGGGGAAACTGTGCGGACTTTCCGCTTTTGATGTTACGCACGACTTGGCGGTCATCCGTAAGCTGCGTGAAATCATATCGCTCAAGCACGAGGCCCGAGAATTCTTCCAGAAAGATTGCCTGAACATCGCCAGCGGCATTCTTCTGGCCTAGCCTTGAAACGTTGGCAGTAGCCATGATGGTACTCCTTTACGGTGTTGGAAAGTTAGTGACTCAGGCAATATATTTGCCAGTCGCCATTGACTGTCTGAGCTGGT